CTACTCCACCGCCGCGCCTGAGTCGGTATAGGTGATCCGGATCCGCACCCAGCTGCCGATCAGCGGCTTGCCGCCGACGCGCGGGGGCAGGATGCGGAACTGCCACGCCGCCTGCCGCACCGCGCCGGCCAACCCCGATCCGCGCGCCGACTGGCCGATCTCCCGGCAGTCGGTCACCTGGTTGTTGGGGATGGTGCGGCAGGCGACCTCGCCCCAGCCGGGTCGTGCGTTGCGGGGGAGATAGGTCGACAGCTCGGCATGGGTCGGGCGGCGATACCAGTCGGCGGCGTAGAGCCGCTCGCCACCGCCGCTGCCGCCGCCGGCATCGGTATCCGCATCGCCGTCGCCGCTGTCACCCGCCGCATCGCTGCGTCCGGCGCCTTCGCCGATGCTGCGGGTGCCGGGCGTGATCGCGGCACGGGCGAACTCGCGGCCGGTCATTGGAATGACCTTCGACCAGACATCGTTCGACGGCGTGGCTGGCACGGGGGGTGGGGGCGTTACGTCGGGCGGCGGCGCGACGGCGGTGACCGGCGGGGCGGTGCTGGCGCTACCGGCAGCCGCCTTGCGCTGTACCTGCCTGGCGGGCGCGGCAGCCGGGGCGACCTGATCGGCGGGCAGCATGTCGACGATCAGCGGCGATTTCTCGCCGGGCGGCGGAGACATCATCGTCGGTGCGATGCGCAGCAACAGCCACAGGATAGCGACATGGATCGCCACCACCAGCGCCAGCGTGGCGATGCGGCGCTGCAGCGGAACCGGGCGACGCGCGGAGAACCGTTCCTGATACATTGTCGACGCCACGCGCCGCCCCTAGCGCACAAGGCAGCCGAGCGCGATGGGAAAGACGCGAGGTTTGCGATGTCAGGAAGGTGGAGCGGGTGAAGGGAATTGGATTATAACCATAGTGCGGGTTACGCAGTTTTGCGGGTTGCTAATCCGATGACTTCGTCAATCCGGCCAATGACGTGCACGTCGACGCCGCGTCCCTTGATCTTCGGCGTCAACACAACGTGATCGATTAACGCACGCAAGCGCGGCACCGCTTCCAGCTGGGCGGCGGGATTGCCGTTTAACGCTTCCTGCAAGGCCTGTACCTGCCGCCGGTAATCCTCCGCGATGTTCGGGTGCAGGGCGATGACCGGTACGGCATCTATCCCGGCCAACTGGCTGGTCAGCGTGTCGCGATCGGTGCGGGCCTTCGCCAGCACTTCACGGATTTCCGCGAACTCCGCACCGCCGGCCGCAATGGCCTCGACCAGTCGATCTACCTTGCGCTTCGCCTCCGCAAGGCGGCGTTCGATCGTGCCGCGTTCGCGCTGACCTTCTCCGGACAGGCGCGCGTGTTCGCGGTGATACTCGCGGACGTATTCCGCGACTAATTCCGGGGCGAGCAGCTGGTGCTGCAAATGCTCCAGCACCTGTTGTTCGTAATTGTCGTTCTTGATCGTCCGGTTGTTTGTGCAGCCGCCGCCGTCATGGAAGCGACCGCAGGCCCAATATTCGCCGGTACGTCGAATCCAGCCGCCGCCGCATATGCCGCACCGGCCAAGGCCAGATAGCAAATGCTTCGCGCGGCGCTGGTAGGTGCGATGAACGCCTGCGCTTTCCGCCCGGATTGTCTGCACCTGTTGCCACAGGGTTTCGTCGATGATGCGCAGATGCGGGGCGTCCTGTTCGATCCAGTCGCTTTCGGGGTTCGGCCGAATGACCGTGCGACGGGTCGTCGGGTTTACGACCTTGCTCGTCCTGTTATGGACGATAACGCCCGCGTAGAGCCGGTTGTTTAGCATCCCGTTCTGCCGCTGGCGGTCGCCCAGTATGGTGGTCTGCCGCCAAGTCGCCCCACGCGGCGGCGATACGCCTTCCTCGTTCAGGCCCTTGGCGATCCCGTTGGGAGCGCGGCCGGCGGCGTATTCTTCGAAGATGCGCCGGACGATTGCCGCCTGTTCTGGGTCGACCTCGCGCAAGCCACGCACCAATTCGCCGCGATCGTCCAGGCGGTTGGCACGGCGATAGCCGTAGGCGATGCCAGCTGCGGCCCGGCCGTCCTTGACCGTCCCCCGCTGGCCTCGCTTGATCCGCGCGCCGAGGTCTTTGCGAAACCTCGCGTCCATCAATCCCTTGATGGTGCCAGTGATGTCGTCGACCTCGCCATCCATCAACGTGAACAGCCGCGCGCCGACGAACTGGAGCCGTTCGCGGATCGCGAAGGCATCGCCCTGATGACGCGCAATGCGGTCGGTAGATTCGGTCAGCACTTGGTCGACGCCGCCGGCCTCAACCCGCGCCAGCATCGCGTTCAGGCCGGGGCGCTGCGTGCCCTCGATGCCGGCTGCGCCACTGATGGCATAGTCGGTATAAATCTCGACGATCGTCCAGCCTTCGCGGTCCGCGCGCTCGCGACACACGGCGATCTGATCTTCGATCGACCGTGCGTTCTGGAGTTGGCTAGAATAGCGGGCGTAGATTACCGTCCGCACTGGGACTTTCCTTCTGTCGGGCGGCTGCAATGTCACGCGCAACCGACGCGCGCGCAAGGGCGCGGACGAAATCGACCAGTTCCGGCGCTGGCTTGGTGGCCGACTTCATGGCGCGCGTCCAGATCGGGCAGCGGCGTTGGCGTGCGCCACGTCGATGATATGGCTGATGTGGTCGCGCGGTCGGGCGTGCCACGCGAGCGCGGCAAGGGCTTCGGCGAAGGCGGCGGCTTTCGCATCCTCGCCTTTCCGATCGGCGAGGGTGCGCGCCCGCGCGGCGGCGGCGTCGAGGTCCGCGCGCAGTTCGTGCGGGTAGGTGCCTTCGCGCCCGGCCGAATCGATCCACGCGGTTTCGAAGTCGTAGGGGATCGCGCCGGCTGCGATCGTGTCCCACAGACGCGACAGCGCCCGTGCGACGCGGATGCGATCGGCGGCCTGTGCGACGGTTAGCCGGCCTTTCTCGACATTCGCGGCCGCCGATGCTTCGCGCTGGGCAAGCATCTGTCGGGCGGCCGCCGCGAGGATGGGCCAGTCGGAAGCCATTGCGGGGCGGTCCGGTATCATGACCCGACCAGTTCCCGAAACAGAATGGGTTGTTCCGATCCGTCTGGATAGACGCTGTCGAGCCACGCTGCCGCGCTGGGTTCGTCGCCGTCCCACTTGTCCGGGAAGGTCCGGGCGGCAATCAGGTCGCGGATGCGCGCTTCCTCTTCCTTGTTAATAAGGTCGACACTGGCGCGGTGTTGAATGTCCAGAATGCGGTCTAGCGCCTCGCTGCGCGCCTCCAGAGTAAGCGGCCCCATGCGCTGCGGGTTCTTTGCGATAGAACCGTCTTTCAGACGCTCGACGCCGCGCTTGCGGAGGCGTTGAGCCGGTAGCCGCATCCATCGATAGATGGGCTTGAGTTCGAGTAGCGGTGCAAGATGCGCCCAGCGTGGCATCTGAATCACGATTTCCAGCGCCGTGTCTTTCTCCGTGAGAGGGCAGGCGATGCAACCGGTGCGAGCGGCGATGTCGGCGGCGTCGTCACCGCCATAGGCGTCGCCCATGATCGCGATCGGCCATTCGCCATATTCCGGCAGATAGGCGGCGCGGGCGATCCAGTCCCAGACGTGGCAGACGCGCCAGTGCAGAATGGGAGCGAGCGTTGCGATGCGGCCTTTGATGCCCTTCGCTTCGGGTAGCACCTGTTGATACCAGCCCTGCCCGCACTCTGCGCCGTCTTTGGAGCAGGACATGCTAATGCGGCCATCACGTACGGCGCTTTCGCCTTCGCGAACGCCGGTAATCATCAAGGCGCTTCCGGCCATTTCGGCGATAGCTTTGCCCAGCGCGGCCGACATCGGATCGACCTTGATCTGGCGGGTACACCAACGCAGCGTGTTGTTGTTGGGCGGCGGTACGCCGCGTCCGAGGATATAGACCATGAAGCGCTGGTCGATTGGCGCGCAGACAACGTGCAGTGCGATCCAGTTGCGCTGGCGCAGTCGCTCCATGACCAGTTCTGCCGCGTGTTGGATCGGCGGCAGTTCCTGACGTGTATCCGCGTAAAAGACATGCAGCACTTCGGGCTGCGGGATGCGGCCGGTGTCGATAAGGTGGATTACAAGGGTCAGCGTGGCGGTGCTGTCCTTTCCGCCCGACCACGCAATCGCGTAGTGGCCGTGGCGCGACCAGTAAGATACTAGCGACGCGACGGTCAGGTCGATCGCCTCGTCCAAGTCGATGAATGCCGCGCTGGTGAAAAGGTTCGCGATGCCGGTCATTGTTGCCTCAAAGCGGATCGAACCCGGTGCGGTAGCGCCGGGCGAGATATTCGGGGTGGTCCATCCGGCCGGCTGCGCGATCTTCGTCGCGCCAGCGCTGGATAAGGGCGGCGGCTTCGCTGGCGGCGCGCGCGCCGGTTGTCCGGTCGCCTCGCGTTCCGTTGCGCGTGACGCGGGCGGCGATGGCAAGCGGGGTCAGCACCCGGCCGCGCACGGCCGCCCGACCATTCCATGCGTCGCGGTGGGTGACGGTGCAAAACAGCTGGCCGGGATGCCGCCGCGTGAAGGGCGACAGGCATTCGGGGCACAAGGGCCGGGTGTCGGTGGTGGCGGAAACGGGGGGCGTCGTGCTGACGCGCGTTTCCGGCGGTCCTTGTACCGAGGACTTCACCGGATTTCGCCATCAGGTACGGCACAGCGTCGAGCGGCCGGAACGGCGGTCCGCGCGATTGATATCAGCAGGTCGCGAAAAGGAATCGGCGTGCTGATGCGAGGCGCGCTGTCGGTGCCGCCCCCGCGTGCACCGATTTCACCGAGCCGTTTGGCGCGGGCTAACCCCATCCGCTCGATAACTGCCGGATCAAGGCGAGGCTGACCGATGCCCCAATCCAAGCTGGGGAGATCGTCCAGTTGGACGCCATACACTACCAGCATAGTCGGCTTGCGGGCGTAGTGACCGTACCTCCCCTGCTCGATGCAGCAGGTCCACCCGCCGTCGAACAATCCGGTGCTCACCCAACCGCCGTCGCGTGGCGGTACGTTCAGCCCAAAATGTTTCCACGCGAGGCTGCGCCACGGATGTTCGATAACCCCACCGAACTCCCGCGCGGCCCAGAGCGAGTGTTTGAAGCAGCCGCCATCATCCCCGAGCATCTTGCGGACACCCGTGCGTTTTACAGTGAGCGGTTGCCCGAACCACATTGGTCCCCAGCGAGGGCACGGCGTATGGCTGACGACCGGGTGCGGCCCCCTGTACCGACGTGCGTCGCGCACCTCGTCCCACGGGTCCACGCCCGGTAGGCCGAAGTAGCAGCCATCCGTCGCGACGTAGAGCGCTGCGATCATGTCCTGCACTTCCCTTGCGTTGCGGGCTGTCGCGTCAGTGACAACGATCATTGGTCACCTCGCAGGATCGAAATGATTGCGGTGCAGGTCGCCAGCAGCAGCATGGCGCAGCCTGCGACGGCGACGCGCCACAGGCTGGGGCGCTGGATCACCGGGCGGCGGATGATCGCGCGCGGCAGGATGACGCGGCGGATCATTGGTCGACCGTCCAGTCGGGACCGCGCAGCAGCAGCTGCGCGACGCGATGGCGTTGCGGATAGATCGTCGCGGCAATCGTGCCGATCGCGATGACAAACCCACTGGCGAAGGCCGCTCCAGCGGCGAAAGCAATCACTGCGCACGCCATTCGGCCAGCGAGCGGACCGGACCGACGCCGATCGCACGGCGAGCGTCGTGGATCGACACCAGAAGCGCATCGCGTCCGAACCGCGCGCGGGCGGCAGCCTTCGTCATGTCGGTCAGAATCAGGGCGTTGTCCCGGCTTGCCCCTGCGGGTGCGCCGCCCCGGCCAAGGTCGAAAATGGCGGCGCATTCGTATCGCTGGCAGAAACGTTCGGCATGGAACGTCTTGCCGCTGGCACGGGGGCCGTAGATCACGACTGGCGGCTTGGGGGCGATGACGGCCGGTGAAGGAGCGTCTGCCACGCGGACATCGCGCATGATGGGGAAGTGATGCCGAGGCGGCAAGGCCGCGCCATCCGCCGCCGCAGCGTGGAGAATGGCGGCTTCACCCATGGCGAGGAGCGCGCGGGCCTGCGCCACGATGTCGGCGGCGGTGGTTACCGACGTACCGACTTGGCGACCGGCTTGGTCGAAATAGCGAATGGAAAATGCGGCGGTAGACCCGGTGGCGGAAGCCACGGGAACGGCAACGGCGCGCCAGTCGGTGATGAAGTAGGTTTGCATGGTGTTGCTCCAGAACCTGCGAAGGTCCTTAGCAACACCATATCGGTGTTAATCAGTCAACACCATATTGGTGTCTATCTTCGCTTGGCGCACTGCTTTCGAAACGCAGCTACCGCCGGATCGGTCGTCGGCAGCTGAAATTCGATGGCGTCGGTCGGCCCCTGTCCGTCCGGCGCGCGGAATTTAACCGTCGTCGCGGCCAGAATTTTGGCGGACAGGTCGTCGCTTTGCGCTTCATCGCGAATCGACCAGATGCCGTTTCTGAAGTCCGCGTTGCTGACTTCGACCGTCCAGGTGCCTGCGTCGATTTCCAGACGCGCCATGTTGCCGGCGAGGGTCGTTGGTCCCGGCGGCGGTGTGATGACGTCAAAGCTGGCGGAGGGTTCGCCATAGGAACAGGAAATCGAGAGGTGCGGGTTGCTTCCGCGTATCTCGACGTCGGCCGGGATGACGAGGTAGTCGCCCAGTCGTTCCGATACGATCGTCGGCGTATTCTTCGGGCTGGGCGATGCGGTGTTGTCGGTCGATGTCGGTGCGTGGCAGCCGGCGAGGATTGCGAACGCCAATGGCAAAGCGCGTTTCATGCGAGCAAATCCCCCAGGGTCATGACCCGATCAATCCGTACGTAATGGCATGTTTCGAGGCGGAAGGTCGCGGCAGGTGAAAACTGTTCCAGCTCAATCCAGTTTGCCCCGCGACGAACTAGCCGTTTCACCAGCACGGCGCGGGCGCGGTGGCCGTCGTCGTCCTCGCCATCGGGCCGCAGATAGACGACGACGTCGTCGCCGATGCGGGGCGGTCGGCGCATTTCGGCGATGATGGTCGAGCCTGCCATGTGGGCCGGCTCCATCGAACTGCCGTGAACATACAAGCCGTAAACGTCATCGCGGCCGTTCAAAAGAACCGGGCGCTTCAGATACCCGATTGCCTCGCCCGAATTGAGCATGGTCTGTTCGATCGCTTCGCCGTCGAACAGACGCGGGGAGCCAAGCGCGGTGCCGAAGATCGGCAGGTTTTCCTGCATCCGCTCCAGCGACGATCCCTCATATCGCACCGTTTCGGCGTTGGGGGGCGGCGGCGCGGTTGTCGGTGCTGGTGTCGGTCCATGGTCAGCCGATGCGTCGCTATCGCCCATCAACGCGGCCAATGTCGTGTCCAGCGCGGCTGCGGCCTTCTCCAGCCAATCGGTCGTCATGCGTCGCTGGGACTTCTCCAACCGCTCCACCTGCGACGTCGACGTCCCCATGGCTTCCGCCAGCGCCGGGCGCTTCCAGCCTTTGGCCTCGCGCGCGGCCGCGATTCGTTCTCCGGGAGTCATGGGCGATAAATGCACCAAATCGGTGTCACGCCTCCACCACCCAAATTGGTGTTGACGCAGGCTTAATAACAACACCATAATGGTGTTTCATTGGGAGCGACGCATGACGTTGAAAGAGTGGATGGAGGCCGAGAGCATCGGCGTGCCGCATGTCGCGACAGAATTGGATTGTTCGGCAGAGGCGGTTCGGCGGTACATTCATGGTCACCGCATTCCGGGGCCAGTGGCGATGCGCAAGATCGTCGAGCTGACATCCGGCCGCGTCACCGCGAACGATTTCTACGGGATCGCTCACCGCTCGCAGGTTGCAGCATGAACGCTGCCATCCTGTTGCTGGCCGGTTCCGCCATCGGGTCCGTCGTCGTTTTCGAGGCTCGCCGCAAATGGCGCGATTGGCGTCGCGCGCAGCAGCCGTTCCGGGGAACGCCGTTGCATGACGGGGTGAAGCCCTATGAAGCGACACCGCAGCCGATGTTGGTGCGGCGTGATACGACGCCCAGCCCGGTCGATGTCCGGGATGGCATTTGGCATCATCCGTCCGGCCAAGCCTATTGGGTTGGCCTTGATCTGGCGACCGGCGATGACCTGTGCGTTGAGCATGACGCCGCTTCCTATTGCGCCGATGACCAGTCGTCATTCGGAACGATTGGCGGCGTGTCCGAATGACTATCGCCGCACAAAGGGCGGTCCGCGACCGCATGTTGAAGGTCCGGTTCGGCGAATTGCTGGCGCTGATCGGCGGTAGCCGGGAGGCAGCAGGGTTCTGCCGCGTCGCCCATTCCGTTTTGTCTGGATACGCATCGCTAAGCCCGGGCGAGGCCGATCGGTTTCCCCCGATCGATGTCATTCGCGATCTGGAGGCCGTTGCGGGCGTGCCGATCGTGACAATGCACCTCGCTGTCGAGGCCGGCGGGGCATTCGTGGACGTGCCGGCCGTGCCGGCGACCGGAGCGGATCTGCTGACGCTGCTGGCGGCGCAGTCGCGCGAGAGCAGCGACCTGACGGACGCCCTGTGCCTGGGGCTGGCCGATGGCCGCCTATGCGCCGCCGATGCCCGCAAGGCGCGGGAGGAAGTGCGGCAGCTGGTCCGCGTGGCGATGCAGATGGATGCCGAACTGGCCCTGATCGTGGGAGAGGTGGAGTGAACAAGCTGTTTCTACCGGCCAAGGTGCCGAATGAAGGCGCGCGCCGGTTGGCCGCGTTCGTCCAGTCGTTGCCGTCCCCAGCGGCGGTGCGTCGGATGCTGGCGGTTGCGGGCATTGATCGTCCGAAGCTGGATCGAATGGTTGCGGGAGAATTGCTGCCCGGTGCCGACGAACGCTTCGCGATCACGCGTGCGACGGGCGATGCGGTGTTGATGCGGGACTGGTCGACGACCGCCCGCGGGCGCTGGGGTGATCCGGTGCCGGCGCGGACGATGCGGCGGGCGGCATGAGCGGCGAGGCGACACCGCAGGAAGTCCTGCGCGATCTGGCGCGGGTGCGCGTCCTGTTCCAGGCGCGGGCGATTGCGGCTGCGCTGGGCGCTCGCCCACGCGATCCCATCGGCGAGGTGCGGCCATGATCGGCTTTCCGATGGCATCGCACCGCCCGATCGACCTTGTCGAGCCGCTGGCTGGTGTACGCGGGGCGTTCACCTGTTCGCCGAACGCCCTGTCCAGCTGGGTCATGGCGACAGTGGCCGGAGGGCGGTGCGTCTATGCGCGTGCCACGCGGGTCAGCGGGTCGCTGGCAGAGCGTGCGCGGGTGCTGGCGCAGACTGGTGCGATCGAAATCAGTCAGGCGCGCAACGTCGACGATCGGACGCTGTTCGATTTCATCGCCGCGCGAACCGGCAAGCCGGTGACCATCGCGGCCACGGCGATCGACAAGGTACCGGCGTTCGCGGTCGAGGTTCTCGACGTGCTGGAAGCTGTCGCAGCGCGGCGGATGGCGTGCCCGACAAATCATCAATTGGCGGCGGCGCTGGGCGGTGTACCTGTCCACCGCATATCGGCCGCGCTGACCCAGTTGCAGGGCGCTGGACTGGTGGTGATCGACTTCGAACGGACAGGGAATGACGGTCGTCGTGCGATCCGCATCCTCGAAACCGGAGAGACGTTGCGTAGCGTTGCGGCATCGGCCGGGGCGGTGGCTCGTGGCTGATGCGGTCGATATGGCGGCGGTGCTGAACGAACAGCATTTCGAACGTAGCCTGCGCGCGGCGCGCGCGGCCGTGCCGGTCGGTGTTCCGGGCGAGTGTGAGCAATGCGGCGGGGATTCGCCGCGACTGGTCGGCGGGCGCTGCGCGCCGTGTCGCGACGGGCGGCGGCGATGACCGGTCGGTTCGACGCTTCGCCATGATCGCTGCGCGCCGGGCTGTGTCCCGTCGCGCGTTGGTGGGCCGTGCGCAAGCGCCCGCCGGTAGTTTTTCGGGGGTATCATCCGCGTGAATACGGTGTCGACGCTGTCGCCCATGGGGCAGGCAGCGATTGCTTTTGCACGCCGGGGCTGGGCGGTCTTTCCCTGCAACGTCGAAAACGGTCGGCCGCTGGTCGTCGGCGATCGGGGCGACGATGGCGAAATCATCAAGAATAGCGGCGGCCTGCACAAGGCGACCTGTGACGAAGCCCAGATTGCGGCGTGGTGGCGCAAATGGCCGCACGCCCAGATTGGGCTGAACAGCGGCGCAAGCGGGCTGCTGCATATCGATTTCGATCCGCGCGTCGACGAGCTGGTCGACGAGGACACGGGCGAGGTCACCCGCGACGACTGGAGCGTCGAGCGGTTGAAGGCCGCGTTGACGGTGCAGATGGGCGAGGCGCTGCCGGCGACGCTGGTGTCGGTCACGCCCAGCGGCGGCGAGCATCACTGGTTCAGGATGCCGGCCGGCGAGCCGATCGGTAACCGAGGCAATTTGCCGCATCATGTCGATGTGCGGGGGCATGGCGGCTATGTCATCGTGCCGCCTTCCGAGCGGATCGGCGATCTGCAAAAGGGCGGCAAGAAAGCGCCTGGCGCTTATCGCTGGACGGTGGGCGACTGGACCGGCGACGACGCCATCGCGCCGTTGCCGGCCGCGCTGGAGCGGGTGTTACGGGAGCGTGCGGCGAAGGCCGGGCGCGCGCGGCCGAAAGCACCGTCCCGCGCGCGGTCGGGCGCGCCGATCGCGGCGGCCGATGTGTCCGACGACGTCCGCAAATATGCGATGTCGGCGGTCGAGGCGGAATGTCGCGACATTCGCACCGCCGGCAGCGGCAATCGCAACGCCCAGTTGAACAGCAGCGTGTTCAAGATCGCCACGCTGGTCGCGGCCGGCGCGGTCGACGAAGGATTCGCGCGCGCCTGTGTCGAGGCGGCGGCGCGGGCCAATCCCGGCAACGATGACGAACGGCAGCTGTTCGCCACGATCGAGAGCGGATGGACAGCCGGCCTCCAGCAACCTCGCGACCTCGCAGAGGTCGCGGCATCATCGCGTTCCCGGCAGGAACGGCAACGGGCGCGGCAATCCGCGCCGTTGCGTCCGGCCGCGTCCGCGCCGCCCGCCGCCGCCGCCGGGCGGGAGGAAAACGCACCCTTCCGGATTGGAAGCGCCGATGGCCAGCAAGCGCTGGGGGAGGCGGACCGGGCGAGGCTGCGCGCCGTTTCTGCCGCATGGATGCAGCGGCGTATCCAACATATCGAGCGGACGAAGGACGCGGCCACGCGGCTCGCCTTTTCGGTCGGGCGGCGGGTCGGTGCCGGCCTGCTGGACGAAAGCGCGGCGGCCGAGGCGTTGTGGGCCGGGTGCGAGGCAATCGCCGATGTCCAGCCCGACGATATCGACCGGGCACTGGGCGACGGCATCGCGCGCGGCTTCGATCCTGCCGCGATCCTGCTGACGATCAAATGCGCCGGTTTTCCGCTCACCGATTTCGGGATCGCGGAGCGGTTCTTTGCCCGGTATGGGGCCGATTACCGCTTCACGACCGCCAAGGGCTGGCTGGGCTGGGACGGGCGGCGCTGGAAGGTGCTGGATCAGGAGAAGGACGTCGCGCCGGCCGAAGTCGTCGCGGCGGTGTTTGAGACGGTCCGCGCGATCCAGACCGAGGGCCAAGTCGTCGCCGATACCGGCGTCCAGTACCGGCTGACCGGCAGCGAGAAACAGCAGACGCTGGAGTTGGAGAGCGACAACCCGCACGGCCTCGACCATTGGCGACTCAAGGGCAAGACGTGGGAACTGCATTCCACGATGATCCGCGTGTTCGGACGGCAGAGCGAGGTTGCGAGCAAGCCGCAGGCCATCGCCAATCTGTCGCGGCGGTGGCTGACCGTGCCGATCGAGGCGTTCGACGTCGATCCCTATGCCATCAACGTGCTGAACGGGACGCTGCGGTTCGCGCGCGAACGCCTGCCCGATGGCAAGCGGTCGGCCGGGGTCCGGCTCTGCCCGCATCGCCGCGACGATCTGAACACGAAGCTGGCTCCGGTCGAATATGATCCGGAAGCGGCCAGCCCGGTCTATGACGGCTTCCTGATCTGGGCGCAGCCGGACGAGGAAATGCGGCGCTATCTGCACCAATGCGCCGGCTATGGTGCCAGCGGCGATACCAGCGAGCAGAAATTGTGGTTCTGGTACGGGCTGGGCGCGAACGGCAAGTCGACGACGATCGACCTGTGGGCGCATGTCCTGGGCGATTATGCCGGCACGATCGGGATCGAGACGTTTCTGGATCAGGGCATCAAGAAACGCGGCGAGCAGGCATCGCCCGATCTGGCGCGACTGGGCGGTGTGCGCCTGTTGCGCGCGTCCGAGCCGGAGCGCGGGGCGAAGCTGAACGAGGCGCTTATCAAGGCCGCGACCGGCGGGGAGCCGATGGCGGTGCGCGCGCTGCATCGCGGCTTCTTCGACCTGACGCCGCTGTTCAAGCTGTTCATCGGCGGCAATTACCGGCCGGACGTGCCCGGCACCGACGAGGGTATCTGGCGGCGGCTGAAGCTGGTGATGTGGGATGCCCATGTCGAGGACAAGGATCGCGACGAGCAGCTGCCGGCCAAGCTACGGGCGGAAGCGCCGGGCGTGCTGAATCACATCGTGCGGGGGATGCTCGACTGGCTGACGCACGGGCTGGTCGAACCGAGCGCCGTGGCGCAGGCGACGCAGCAATATCGCGAGGATAGCGACCCGCTGTCGCGGTTCCTGAACCTCTGCACCGAACGGGTGGTCGGGAGCCGGGTGCAGTCGTCGGTGCTGTACGAGGTGTTCGTCGCATGGTCGAAGGCGGCCGGCGAGACGGAGTGGAAACAGAAAGGGTTTTCCAAGGCGATGACCGATAAGGGCTTCAAAAAGAAGCCGTCTGACGGCATCCAGTGGCTTGATCTGAAACTGGTCAAAACCCCGACCGACTTTGTCGACGAACATGGCCGCGTGGTCGAACACAGCGGCGGCGGTGCGCGGACCGGTGTGGATGATGATGACGACATCGAGCCGTGATGCTTCCGGTTCGGAAGGGTGGCGGAAGGTTCCCGGAAGGGAAAACCCGAGGATTCCCGCGCCTTCGGAAGGGTCGGAAGGGTGCGCGTGACATTCCGGTGTGAGTGCGGGCGCGCAGGCGTACGCACGGCGAATATATCCATAAACACTTCCAATCCTTCCAACCCTTCCAATCCATTTAGAAAATGGTGATTTTCCAATGACTAACCTGTCTGACGGACCCGGAAGGGTCGATGTTGATCCTTCCGGTGCCGGAAGCCTGCTGTCGTTCGATGAAATCGAGGCGCGGTTGGTGGAGGCGGTGCGGGTGTCGTGGCGCTTGCCGGACCGGGAGGCTGGCTGGCAGCGGGTGCAGTCGGCGTGGCCGGAGATACTGCGGGAGACGGCGGCGGGCGATTACGACGCGCGCGGCGGCGACATGGCCAGTTCGGATGTGAAGCTGCGCACGGCGGCGGCGACGCGCGGTGAGGTCGCGGAGATGGAACAGGCGTTCGACTGGCTGCGGGCGGTGGCGGATGACGACCGGCGGTTGGTGGCGCTGGCGATCGGATGCCTTGCGCGCGGCGACAAACAGGTGCCGTGGCTGCGGCTGCGGCGGCCGATGGGGCTGACGCATGGGGCGGAAGGGTTGCGCAAGCGGTACACGCGGGCACTGGGGCGGGCGTGCCAGTGCGCGAACCTAGGACTTCTGCGGCGGGAGGCCGGTCAAGGGGGTATATCGACCGCATCGCAAATATAGGATGTCCACATTGGCCGTTGTTTTGGGCTATTTCCCGCCATGCTGGGACGGGCCTTCGGGTACGGCGCAGCAACCCCGCTCCCCGAACCTCACGACGCCCCGCTTGGCATTGCCCGGCGGGGCGTTGTGCGTTGTGGCCCATGGCGAGACTGACCAGACTGAAGCCGCGCCTGTCGCATCGCCGCCCCGTGTCGGCCGGCCCTTCGGGTCGGCAGGCATATGACGCGGCGCGCGATCGGCAGGAATGGCGACGCTGGTACAAAACGGCGCGATGGCAGCGGCTGCGCATGTCGGTGTTGGTCCGCGATCTGTTCACCTGCCAGCGTTGCTGGCGGATCGAAGCGGATACGTCGCTGCTGGTCGCGGATCATAGGCGGGCGCATCGCGGCGATGAAGTGCTGTTCTGGGATGAACAGAACCTCCAGTGCCTGTGCAAGCCCTGCCACGACAGCGCGAAGCAACGGGAGGAGCATCGCGGCGGACGCTGACATGGGGGGGGGGGGCCAAAGTTCGGAAGGCATCGCGGCCTAGACCGCTGGTGTTCTCATTCAGGGATTTTTTTTCTTCATGGCGGAAAATTCGGAGGTCGATCTGTTTGGCCTGCCGGTCGTGCGCCGTGGAGAAGGCCGTGGGCGGCCCTCGCATCAATGGACACTGGAAAACAGTAATCGGGTGCTTTTGGCGTTCGCGCGCGGCCTGTCGTTGGAACAGGCGGCGGTTGTTATTGGGGTCAGCCTTCCCACGCTGCGGAAGCATTATTTTTCCGAAGTGAAGCAACAGGCCGAGGCCAAGCTGCGCATGGAGATGACGCAGCTGGTACGCCTCAACAAAACCGCAGCGGAAGGGAACGTCGCGGCAGAAAAGGAACTGGGCCGCCGGCTCGAAAAGGCGGCCATCGCTGACACCGCCGATCGCGTCGCCAACCGGGGCCGCAACGGCGCGCCCGCCCAGCCCCGGCTAGGAAAGAAAGAGGAGGCGCAAGAGGCCGCGCAGGCGGTCACTGGTCGTTTCGCTCCGCGCTCCGCACCCCCCGGCCTGTTGAACTGACCCAATGGAGCGGACGTGGTCGACCGCCTGCCCCGACTGGCAGGACCGGATAGTTGCGGGTGAATCGCTGATCGCGATGGACCCGCTGTTCCCGGACATGGCGGAGGAAGCGCTTGGCGTGTTCAAGTCGCTTCGCATCGTCGACGTGCCCGGCCGCCCGACGTTCGGGGAGGCGTGCGAACAGTTCGTTTTCGACTTCGTCGCCGCGATCTTCGGAGCGCAAGACCCCCAGTCCGGCAAGCGGCTTATCTGGGAGTTCATGCTCCTGATTTCGAAGAAGAACAGCAAGTCGACCATCGCCGCCGGCATCATGGTGACGGCGTTGATCCTCAATTTTCGCGAGAATGCGGAACTGTTGGTCCTGGCCCCGACGAAGGAAGTCGCCGGCAACGTGTTCGATCCGGCCGCCGCCATGGTGCGGGCGGACCCGGAGTTGTCGGCGATCCTGAAACCGATCGATCACGAAAAGCGGATCAAGCACCTGACCAAAGGTGCCGAACTGAAGGTCGTGTCGGCGGACTCCGGCGTCGTGTCGGGCAAGAAGGCCGCATTCGTGCTGGTCGACGAGCTATGGGAGTTCGGGAAAGACCCCAAGGCCGCCGCCATGTTGATGGAAGCGACCGGCGGGCGGGTGTCGCGGCCGGAAGGGTTCGTCATCTACCTGACCACGCATAGCGACAGCGAGCCTCGCGGCGTGTTCAAGGACAAGCTGGATACCTTTCGCGGAATCCGCGACGGGACGATCGTCAACCGGCGCAAGCTGGGGATGTTGTACGAGTGGCCGCCTCACATGCTGGAAAGCGAGGCGTACCTTGATCCGGCGAATTTCTACGTTACCAACCCCAACATCGGCAAATCGGTCGATGCCGAGTATATCGAGGAGCAGCTGGCCGAAGCGCGCAAGGGCGAGCCGGGCACGCTTCAGATATTTCTGTCGAAGCACCTGAACGTTCAAATCGGTACGCGCCTGTCGCGTGACCGCTGGACCGGTGCCGAGTTCTGGGAAGCGGCGGCGGATAAGACGCTGACGTTGGCCGAACTGATCCGGCGTTGCGAAGTGATCGTCGCCGGGATCGACGGCGGCGGCCTCGACGACCTTTTGGGCCTCTGCCTGATCGGCCGCGAGAAAGGGTCCAAACGGTGGCTGGTATGGTGCCGGGCGTGGGCATGGTCGGTCGTGTGGAAGCGCCGGCAGGACATCGCGACGAAGCTGGACGAACTGGTCAAGGAAGGAACCTTGATCCGGTGTGAGATGCCCGACGACGCGGTTATCGACCTGGAGGCGGACGGCGATGACGAAGAATTGACCGACGACGTGCGCGGGGTGGTCGACATCCTTTGCGAGGTCGACGACGCCGGGCTGTTCCCGGAGGAAGATGCAATCGGCCTCGACGCGGTCGGGGTCGCCAGCATTGTCGACGAACTGGCGAACCGGGGCTTCGACGACATGAAGCTGCGGGCGGTCCAACAGGGGTACAAGCTTAGCGCCGCCATCAAGGGGGCGGCGCGGAAACTGGCGGCGCGAACGATCCGGCACGACGGATCGGCGCTGATGCAGTGGTGTGTCGGCAATGCGAAGATGGAACCGCGTGGGACCAGCGCGGTCGCCATCGTCAAGATGACGCCCAGTGCGAAAATCGATCCGTTCGCGGCGTTCCTCAACGCCGTCATGCTGATGACCGAAAACCCGCAGGCCGTCGACAGTACGTCGGTCTACGAGGAACGCGGCTTACTCGAAATCGAAGTGGATGCGCTCTGACATGGGACGTTTGACGAACGCCCTTCGGGCGCTGACCGCGCCAGCTTCGCCCGCGATCGAGGCGAACGGCAGCTACGGCCCGTCGACCAGCGTCGGCGGCGGCGATGGCTGGTTGGTCCGCATGATGGGCGGCGGCAAGACGAAGGCCGGGCCGCAGGTGTCGGAGCATGGCGCGATCTACGCCCCGGCGGTCTATGCGTGCATCAACCGCATTTCGAACCCCATCGCGCATTTCCCGCTGGAAATCCGGCAGGCGCTGCCCGGTGGCGGATCGGTGAAGGTCACCGAACACCCGATGTCGCAGCGGCTTGGCCTGCGGCCGAACGACTTCATGTCGTCGCGCACGCTGCGCAAGACGACGCAGGGCCATGCCCTGTTGTGGGGCAACGGGTATCAGGAAATCGAGCGCAACGGGCGGGGTGAAGCGGTCGGGCTGTGGCCGCTGCTGCCCGATCGCACCCGGCCGCAGCGGGTCGGCGATGACCTGGTCTACCGTACCAACATCGACGGCAAGACGTTCCAGATTGACGCCGGGAACGTCGCGCACATCATGGACCTAAGCCACGATGGCTACATGGGCTATTCGCAGGTAGCGGTTGCCCGGCAGGCCATGGGCATGGCGCTGGCGCTGGAGGAGTTCGGGGCCAAGTTTTTCGCCAACGACATGAAGTCGGGCGGGTTCCTGATGCACCCCGGAAAACTTAGTCCGCGCGCCCGTGGCAATGTCAGCGGCCCCGGCGGGGAGAAGCGAGCGGCACCGGAAAACCCGGCGGCGGCGGTGGAGACGCAGGGCGGGCTGGACAATGCCCACCGGGTCAAGGTGCTGGAGGAGGGCATGAAATATGTCCAGACGACCATCCCCCCGGAGGATGCCCAGTTCCTTGGCACCCGTGAGTTCCAAATCGCAGAAATCGCCCGGATGTACGACGTGCCGCTGGTGATGCTGCAAAGCCATGAGAAGTCGACCAGCTGGGGAAGCGGCATCGAGCAGCTGATGCTGGGGTTCATCCGGCAGACGGTGGCACCATGGGTCGAGGCGACCGAACAGGAATATAACTGGAAACTGTTCACCGCCGCCGAGCGGGAGCGCGGCCTGTTCGTCAAATTCAACATGAATGCGCTGCTGCGCGGCGACATGGCCGCCCGCGCCGCCTTCTACAAGGCGATGTTCGAACTGGGGATGACCATCAACCAAATCCTCGCGCTGGAGGACATGAACGGCATCGGCGCGGAAGGCGACATCAATTTCGTGTCGAACAACGTCCAGACGCTGGCCGCCGCGCTGGCCGCCGCTGGCACCGATCAGGGAGCGACCGCATGAAATATCCGCATATCCTCGCCGCGTTCGCCAGCGAGTTCTGGGCGATGGAGCCGGGCAAGCTGGCGGCGGTGATCGATCTGCTGGCGATGCAGGCCGATGGCATGAAGTTCGGCGCGGACGAAATCGAGGCGCGGATTTCACCCGCCACGGCTTCGGCCGTGGCGCGCAAGGAAGGTGCCGTCGCGGTCGTGCCGCTGCGCGGGATCATCTCGCCGCGCGTAAGCATGACGCCGAACAGTTCGACCGGCGGCGGCGCGACCGCCGAAGGGTTCGCCGCATCGATCGACCAGATGGCGGCCGACGACAGCGTCAAGGCGATCATCGTCGATGCCGATACGCCGGGCGGTAACGTCCTGGGGGTCGACGAAGCGTCGGCGGCGGTAGCGGCCGTGCGGGGCATCAAGCCGATCGTCGTGCAGGTGCAGGGCAATCTGGCGAGCGCCGGCTACTGGGTCGGGTGTTCGGCGGACGAAATCGTCATGTCGCCCAGTTCGGCGGCCGGCGCGATCGGCGTCCGTACCGCCTATGACGACATGACCGCCGCGCTGGAAAAACAGGGCGTGTCGCGCGAAATCCTGTCCGCTGGCCGGTTCAAGGGCGAAGGGCTGCTAGGCCCGCTGTCCGACGAAACGCGGGCGTACATGCAGGGCCGCATCGACGAATATTACGGGATGTTCGTCGACCGGGTCGCCGCCGGACGCGGCGTTACCGCCAGCGAGGTCCGCGACGGCTTCGGGCAAGGCCGGATGCTGGGCGCGAAAGCGGCGGTCCGGGAGAAGATGGCGGACCGCGTCGCCACCATGGCCGAGACGCTGGCGCGGTTCGGTGCCGGCGGCCCATCGCGTCGCCTCGCGCCCGAACGCGAAAAGCGGGCGCTGGCGCTCCGATAGAATCCAACTTCCGTTCGCGGAAGGGACGCCCCGCTTGCCCGTCGGAGCAAGCGGTCGAGGGCGCGTGTCCGACGATTTCGACACCAATGGCCTGCGGGCCGGGAGATTATTTCATGCGGAAGATCATGCTTCTCGCGGCCGCATCCATGGCCGCGAGCATCGGACCGATGACGGCGGCCGAACGCCAGCGCGGGCGTTACATGCGCGATGCCACCGGCCATCCGCCGTCCGCACTGGCGACGCTTCGCGCCCGAACGCGAAAAGCGGGCGCTGGCGCTCCGATAGAATCCAACTTCCGTTCGCGGAAGGGACGCCCCGCTTGCCCGTCGGAGCAAGCGGTCGAGGGCGCGTGTCCGACGATTTCGACACCAATGGCCTGCGGGCCGGGAGATTATTTCATGCGGAAGATCATGCTTCTCGCGGCCGCATCCATGGCCGCGAGCATCGGACCGATGACGGCGGCCGAACGCCAGCGCGGGCGTTACATGCGCGATGCCACCGGCCATCCGCCGTCCGCACTGGCGACGCTTCGCGCATCGCGGCTTACTCTTGTCGCGACCATGCGCGGCATGATCGACGCCGCCGAGGGCGAGGACCGCGACTTCACTGCCGAGGAAGCGACCGCCTATGACGCGCACAAGGCGAAGCTGGACGCGCTCGACACCCGGATCGGTCGCCTGACCGGCGTCGAGGCGGCCGAGGCGGCGGGCAATGTCACGACGCGCGCCGTCGCCCGTGGCAACGGCGTCGCGACCGTCCCGCAGGGGCCGCACGGGGCCAAGGAGTTCGAAAGCATCGGCGAGTTCATGGCGGCGGTTCGGTTCAATCCGAACGACCAGCGCCTGAACTATTTCGAAGGCGCGGGCGAGAATGCCACGGACCTCACCGAAATCGGCGCTGAACTGCGCATGGACCAGCATCAGACGGGCGGCGGCTTCCTCGTTCCGACGCAGTTCCGGCAGGAAATCCTGCGCATCGAGCCGCAGGAAGTGCTGGTTCGCCCCCGCGCCGAAGTGATCCCGGCCGGGTCGCCGCCGGATGCCGCACTGACGATCCCGGCCCTCAACCAGTCGGGTACGGCCCCTTCGAACATGTTCGGCGGCGTGCAGGTCCAGTGGATCGGCGAAGGCGGTAACAAGCCGGAGACGGATGCGGCCATCGGTTCGGTCACGCTGGAACCGAAGGAAGTGGCCGGTACGACGGTCGTGACCGACAAGATGCTGCGCAACTGGGGCGCGGCCGGTCCGTTCCTCGAAAAACTGCTGCGCGGTGCGGTGACGCAGGCCGAGGATTATGCGTTCCTGCGCGGCGACGGTATCGCCAAGCCGCTGGGCGCGATCAACTCGCCGGCCATGTACTACGTCAACCGGCGTGGTGCGGGACAGGTGCAGTATCTCGACCTGGTGGACATGGTCGCGCACCTGCTGATGCGTGGCGGCACGCCTGTCTGGTCGATGCCGCAGGGGGCGCTGCCCCAGATCGCCACCCTGCGCGATCCCGAAGGCCGCTACATCTGGAAGCCCGATGCACGCGATGGTTTCGCGGGCACGCTGCTGGGCTATCCGGTTCGCTGGAACAACCGCGCACCGGCGCTGGGCGTGAAGGGCGACATCACCCTGATCGACTGGTCGGCCTACATCATCAAGGATGGCAGCGGTCCGTATGTCGCGGCGTCGGAGCATGTCCTGTTCCGCCAGAACAAGACGGTCCTCAAAATCTTCTGGAACGTCGACGGCAAGCCGTGGCTGTCGGCGCCGATCAAGGAAGAGAACGGATGGGACGTTTCGCCCTTCGTCGGCCTGACCGTCCCGGCCTGATCCCCGCCCGGCCCCGGCGGTGCCGGGGCCAACCCTCCCGACCAACGATAGGTGAACCATGCGTTATCTGGTGATTTCGCCCTGCGAAGATTCGCGCAGTGGCAAGGAGTTCGAAACCGGTCACGAGTTCCTGCCGGAACCCGACGCCGAACAGGCCAAGCGTCTGATCGATGCCGGGTGCCTGCGGGCAATCCCCGACGATTCGCCGCTGCTGCCCGGCACCGATGCCACCGACGCGACGATCGTGTCGCTGAAGGAGGATGTGGCCCGTCTGCTGGAAGCCAATACCGACCTGCGCAACCAGCTGACGACGGCCCAGTCCGATCTCTTCGATGCTCGCGCCGATGCCGGCAAGCTGTCCAGCGAGCGGGACGATCTGCGCGGCCAGCTGGACGCAGCGAACAGCCGCGTCGCCGATCTGGAGAAGTCGGCAACGCAGGAACAGAATCCGTCGTCGACGGAAAAGCCGGCCGCCAAAACCAAGGCGTCGGCATAATGGGGCGCGTCCTGATCGTCACGCCGCCGGCACCGCTGGTCACTGTCGCCGAGGCAAAGGACCATCTGCGGGTCGACAGTGACGAACAGGACACGCTTATTGCGGGTCTGATCGCAGCGGTCAGCGCCCATATCGACGGCCCCGATGGCTGGCTTGGCCGCGCCATCGGGGCACAGGAATTGGAAGCCGGGCTGGATGGCTTCTGCTATGATCCGATCGCGCTGCCATATCCGCCGATCGTCGACGTGGTCAGCGTCCGCTACGAGGACGCCGCGGGCGTCTGGCAAACGCTGGATGCGGCCCGCTACGAGGTCCGCGACGGGCAGGTCGGCAGCGCGTGGGGAGCGGCATGGCCCGCGACCCGCGCCTATCGCGGCGCAAGCCGGTCGGTGCTGATCCGCTACCGCGCCGGCTACGCGGCCGTGCCGCCACCGATCAAGGTGGCGGTGCTGATGATGGTCGCGGACCTGTACCGCAACCCCGGCGAGGCCGGCGACGGCACAACCGGCAGCAAGGTCGCGATGGCGACGCCCGTGGCGGCGCTGTTGGGGCCGTATCGGGTGTTCGCGTGAGTGGGATTGATCCCGGCGAACTGGATCGTCGCGTCGCGATCCTGCGCGGCGGCGGCGTCGACGACGGCACCGCGACCGTGACCGGTCCGCTGGCCGAAATAGGCCGACGCTGGGCGAAGCGGACCGATGTCAGCGACGGCGAGCGGATACGCGCCGGGCAACAGGGTCAGTCGCTGACCGCGCGGTTCGTGATGCACTCCGACAGCCTTACGAAGTCCATCGCCGGCAAGGATGTGCTGGTCATGGTCAAGACGGGCGAGCGGTTCGAGGTGGTCGGTAACAAGGAATACGCAGGCCGCTGGGCGGCGCGGGAAATTTCAGCCGCTGCCATGCCGGGAATGACCGATGCGGCCTAGCATTCGGATCGAGGGCACCGACGCCATCGTGCGCAACCTGCGGGCCATGGCCAAGGCGCTGCCCGCCGATGTGCTGGTGCCGATCATCAGCGAGGAACTGGAGCCGATGGCCGACGACATGCGCGCGCACGCGGCGCGCGCGTCGGGCCAGCTGGCCGATAGCGTCACGGTCGGTACGCAGCTGTCGCCCGCGCAGGCGGCGGCAGTCGTGCCGATCGCGGAGGTCGAGGTGTATGCCGGGCCGGGTCCGCTGCCACAGGCCATCCAAGAGGAGTTCGGCAATTTCCGGCAGGATGCGCGGCCGTTCATCCGTCCGTCGTTCGACGGCAATGTCGACAAGGCGGTCAAGAACGTCGCTACGCGCGGCGTCGACGCCATCCTAGAGGCCGGGGAGGGTTGACCGATGGAAGAAGCCTTCCGCAGGATGCTGCTGGAGACGGCCCCGCTCGCCCAGCTGGTCGGCACGCGGATCGACTGGGGCCTGCGGCCGCAAGGCGACCAGCTGCCCGGTATCGCGCTGCTGCGGGTCAGCGGCGGGCTAACGATGCACTTTACCGGCCCGGCCGGTTGGCGGCGTGATCGGGTGCAGGTCGATGTGTGGGGGCGGACGTTCAAGGCCGCTCGCGACATCGGCGACCTGCTGGCGGACGATGGCGGCCTATTGGTCGGCCTTCGCCGCGACCTTCCTGGGGTGCGTATCCGCACCTTTGTCGTTGCCCGCCGGGGCGGCACCGATGCCGATGCCACCGGCCCCGTTCACCGGGACAGCATTGACGTGATGATCTGGCACCTCGCCCAGTAGGAGAACCGACAATGCGAATTATCGTGACGACGCCGTTCGTCGATCGGGAGGCTTTGGCAAAAAAGCCCGACGATCCCGACGCGGCGCACATGCCCATCGGCAAGGGCATGAACGTCAGCGCCGATCGCGGTGCTGAACTTATCGGTTACGGGCTGGTCGAGGCCGTGAAGGTCGAAGCCAAGCCGGCCGATCCCGCCGAAAGCGATCCTCCCTCCACCAACGCATAACGCGCCCAGCGCAACAGGAGACAATTATGGCTGCTACCCACGCCGCGACCGACATCGGCTTCATGACCCAGTTCGGCAAGGTCGTCGGGGCTGTATTCACCCCGTTCGCCGAAATTACCGACTTCACCCCTCCCGGCACGTCGCGCGATAGCGTCGACTTCACCCATTTCGGCAGCCCGGACTATTTCCGCGAGTTCAAGCCGGGTATCGCTGATGGTGGCGAAGCGTCGGTTACCTACAACCTTGTGCCGGGGTTGCTCGACGATGCAGCCATCGCCGCGCACCTCGATACGCGGGTCGTTGATACGTGGCGGATCGTGTTTCCCAACGGGGCCAAGCTGGAGTTCCGGGGTTTCGCCACGGCGCACGAACGAGCGACGCCGATGGACGACAAGATGACGGGATCGGCGACCTTCAAGGTCAGCGGCAAGCCCGTTATGACGCCGGCCGCCTGATCGTGGCCGCGCCAAACCTCAAGCGGGGGCAGCTGACGTTCGACGTCGACGGCACCGCCTTCACCTTCGCTTTCTCCACCAACGCACTGTGCGAGGTGGAGGAGGCGTTCCAACTAGACGACATCACCGGACTGGAGGCGATACTGGGCAACAAGCCCTCGCTTCGGACGATCCGCACGCTGTTCCGTATCGGCCTGACGGATTGTCACCCCGACATGTCCGACCATGAAGCCGGCACGATCATGGAGGCGGTCGGCGGTCTGGAGCCGTCGTTGCAGCTGATTATGCTGGCCGTCGAACAGGCATTCCCGGAGGCGGCCCCGGCAGGCGCTGGAAACCCTCGCCAACGGCCGAAGGTCGGCCGTGGGACTGGGCGGACCTCCACGTCGACTGGTGTTCGACCGGGCGGTGCGTCGAACAATACTGGCGGCTGACCCCGCGCGAAATCGCACGGGTGTTCGCGGGGGAAGCCAAGGCCGCCGCCGCTCGCCATGATGCCGCGATGCAGGCGGCATGGACCAACGCCGCCTGCGGGCGGTCCAAGAAACTCCCGAAGCTGGAAAGCCTGCTGTCCGATCGGCCAGCAACGAAACGGCGCACGCCGTGGCAGTCGATGTTGGCTGCCGCGACGATGTGGGCCGCCAGCGCCGGGGAAATCCGAACCGAAAAGGACGCGGCGTGAATACTGCTGTTGTGGGTGCGGCCCGCGTCGTTTTCGGCGCGGATTCGTCGGAGTTCAATGCCGAGGCCAAGGGCGTCGAAGGTGTGTTGGGCCGACTGGTCGAAACGTTTCGCGATGTCGAGAAGCGGTTGAAGCAAGTCGGCCTAGCCGCCACGGTCGGCATAACCGTGCCTTTCGCCGGCATGGTCGCGACGATCGACAAGGGTGCGGGGCAATTTCAGGCGGCGATGAACAAGGTCGCTGCCGCGCTGCCGAAGGCGACAGCGGCCGAACTGGACGCGCTGTCGGACGCCGCGCGGCGTTTGGGGCCGGCGGTCGGCAAGAGCGCCACGGAAGCGGCAGAGGCGGTCGACGCGCTGGCGCGGGCCGGTGTCAGCGCAAGCGATATTCTGGGCGGCGCTCTCGACGCCACGTTGAAGCTGTCGGCCGCCGGCTTCGTCGACGCTGCGGCGTCTGCCGGGCTGGTTACCGACGTAATGGGCCAGTTCGGCAAGACGGCGGCGGACCTGCCCACCGTTATGACGAACGTCGTCGGCGTGCTGGACGCGACGAAGATGGATTTCGACGATTTCCGCCTTGCGGTCGGCCAAGGTGGATCGATCGCGGCGGCATCGGGTATCGATTTCCTCGACTTCGCCACGACGATCGCGGCCACGTCGACGCAGTTCGCTAGCGGTGCCGATGCCGGGACCAGCTACAAGACGTTCCTCCAGTCGCTGACGCCCAACAGCAAGTCGGCCGAGCGGGCGATGCGCGACCTGGGCATCTCGTTCTTTGACGCGCAGGGCAAGATTAAGCCCATGGCTGAACAGGCCGAAATGCTGAAACAGGCAATGGCTGGCTTGTCCGACGAACAGCGTAGCGAAAAGCTGAAGGACATTTTCGGGGCGGACGCTGCCCGGACCGCGATCGGCCTGATGAAGCAAGGCCGGGACGGGTATGAGGAGTTCCGCGCTACCGTTGCCGGCGGCGATGTCGAGGCCAAGGTCGCAAAGGCGATGGAGGGCACCGAACAGGCCGGAAAGAACATCAGCAACGCTTGGCAGGAAGTCAAAATCGCGTTCGGCGTTGATACCGGGCTGATCGACATCATCGCCCGGATCAAGAACGGGTTTGCCAGTCTGCTGACCAGCATAGCGAACCTGCCGGTCGGCGTTCGGCAGGCGGCCATTGCATTCGCAGCGATGGGCGCGGCGATCGGCCCGCTGATCTGGGCCGTTGCCCATGTCGGGGCGGCGATCGTCGCCAACTTCGCCGCCGCAAAGTTCGGCGTCATCGGCCGCGTGCTGGGGCTGCTGATTTCGCCCGTGTCGACCGTGATCGGCCTGCTGGGCGAGTATGGCCTGTCGCGCGTCCTGACCATGCTGGCATCGCGTCTGCTGGCGATCACCGGCCCCGTGGGCTGGGCGATCGGCGCTATCCTCCTGTTCAAGGATAACATCGTCGCTGGCTTGCGTGCCGTCTGGGCGGAATTGACCGCGACGCTGGGGCCGCCGCTCGCCGCGATCATGGAGAAGGTGCAGGGCATTTTCGCCAAGCTGTCCGGCGGATCGATCGGCAGCGCGATCGGCGGCCTGATGGATATGCTGGGCGCATTGAAGGACTTTATCGGCAACGGCCTGACCGCCGGCATTCTGGTCGCCGGGGAAATCATTGAACGGGTGCTAGGGGTGATCGTCGCGGCGATCGGCGGGCTGGTCGACGTGGTCAGCGGCGTCGTCGATGTCATCAGCGCGTTGTTGCAGGGCGACTTTGCCGGCGCGTGGGAAGCGGTGCGTGGCATCGTTGAATCGGTCATCGACGCCGTGGTCGACATGGTGGCAGCGCTGGTCCCGGAACTGGGGTCCGAACTGCAACAGGTTTACGCACTGGCGAAACAATGGCTGGCGGACGGCTTCACGTCGATTGCCGGTTGGGTCGGCAACGCGGTCGCGTCGATGGTCAGCTATGTCGCGAACGCCTTTCCCGGCGTCGTTGCTGCGGCCAAGTCGGTCTATGCCGGCGTCAAAGGCTGGCTGGTCGACAATTTCGCGGGCGTCGTTGCGTGGGTGCGCGGAGCGGTCAAGGAAATCGTCGGGTGGTACAACTGGATGGCAAAGGCCATCGGCCTCGACGCCGCGACCGCCAATGCCGGGCCGGAAGCCGGTAAGCCGGCCGCGCCAGTCGAACCCAAAGCGCCGCCGCCTCCCGCCGCGCCGCCGCGCATGGCCGCGCCCGGCGGTGACGACGACAAGAAAAAGAAGGCCGCAGGCGGCGCTGGACGTACCGCCAAGCCCAAGGAGCGCGATGCGGCAGAGGATGCCGCCGATCGTGCCCGGATCGCGTCACAGAACGCCCTGGAGGCCGCCCGCTTGCGTGGCGACCGCGATGCCGAGGACGCGTTGCGGCGGCAGCTGGACCTTGAACAGCAAATCGAGGCGTACAAGCGCACCGGCTTGTCGGTTGCGGCCGCCACGGCGGCGGCGACCCGCGACATAGCCGCGCTCGACGCGGCGCGGCGTGACGGGATGGCGCGCGAACTGGCGCTCGACGATGCTGGTCATAAGCTGGACCTCGCGAAAATCAGCGGCAACCGGTCGCTGATCGAGACGCTGGAGCGGCAGGACGAAATTGCCGGGCGCATCCGTGCATTCCAGCGGGAAGGGCTGTCGCTGGTCGAGGCGACGTTGCGCGCCGGGCGGCAGCAACTGGAGGTCGACGAAGCACGGGCCGGGGTTCGTGCGCGACTGCTGGCGGACGAAGCGCAGGACCGCGCCTTGGAACTGGCCCGGCTACGCGGCGACAGCGAGGCGGACCAACGCGCGTTGCAGCGTGCCGTCGATATTCGGAAGCGCGCCCGCGAGATTGAGGCGCGGGACGGTCTGGCGGCCGGGCAAGGCGTCGACGCGGCGACCGCCGAATGGTCGGAAGCCGATCGCGCGCGGCAGACGGGAGAGTTTCGGACCGCGTTCGGCGACGGCCTGCGGGCGGCGATGTCGGGCGACCTCAAGGGCTGGATTTCGAATTGGTGGAAAGACCGGGTGGCGAAGGGCATGGGTGATGCGATCAACAGCCTTGCCGACGCGGTGATGAAACTGTTTTCCGGCCTCGGCAAGGAAGGCGGCGGCGGGCTGAAAGGCGCGGTGGGTTCGATCCTTGGCGCGGTGTTCGGCAAGGGAAAGACCGGTACGGCCTCCGACGTTCCGGGCTTCAAAACCGGGGGGTCGTTCCGCGTCGGGGGTCGATCGGGCATCGACGCCAATCTTGTCGCCTTCCGCGCGACGCGTGGCGAAATGGTCGACATCCGGCACGGCAACGATGCCGGTCCGGCGGGTAGCCCAGCGGTCGTGCAGCTGGTCGTCGGCGAAGGCCAGATGTTCGAGCCGCGCGTTGCCGGGATTTCTGGCGACGTGTCGGTTCGGGCGACCAACGCGAACAACCAGCGCACGGCGCTACAGGCGCGGCAGAAACTGTAATGCTGACATTCCCGGACCATATCGCGCCGAACGGTGCCACCCCGGCGCTTGTCGATCGTGGCGGCGTTCTGCGCGGTGCCAGCGCCCTGCGGGTCAACCGGTTGGGCAGTCATTACCGGATCGCCATGACCCTGCCGCCGCTCGACGCGTCGGCGGGTGCGGCGGTCGTCGTATCGCGCCTGATCCGCGCGAAACGCGAGGGGCTGCGCGTTCCCTATCCCCTGTTGGATGTCGATCAATCGGCGTGCGGCCTTGGCGTCGTCGTCGACGGTGCCGGGCAGGTCGGCGGTGTGTTGCGCGTGCGCGGCCTGCCAGCGGGCGTCATCGTCCGCGAGGGGTATTGGCTGTCGATCGAATCGAGCGGTGGCCAGCATTTCCTGCACAACCACGGCGGCGATGTGATCGCTGACGGCTCTGGTCGGGCTGGGCTGCTGGTCGGCGATACCATGCTGCGGCGGTCGTTCGCGGATGGCGCGCGCGTGCACCTGGTCAAACCGATGATCGAAGGGCTGATCGACGGCAGCGAACAGGCGTGGAGCCTGTCTGTCGATCGCAACGCCGGTATCGAGTTCACTATCGAGGAAGCGGCATAATGGAACGGGTGACGCTGGTCGGGCTGCTGAAGCTCGAACTGCCGGGCGGCCGCGACGTGCTGCTATGCGACGGTGGCGTCGTGCCCTACGCGGGCCAGCTGTACCAGTCGGCAGACGACACGTTCGGGACGGTGTCGACCTTCGAAGCGCTGACCGAAGGGACCGGCGACGAACTGCCGGCGGGCACGATTACTTTCCTGCCGCGCGATGCGGCGGCGGCGATCGACTTGTCGCAGCCGGCCTACCAGAACAGCCGGTTGCGGATGTGGATCGGCGAAGTCGACGAAGCGTCCGGCCGCCTTGTCGGCGAACCGGACCTTATGGCGGACTGGCAGACCGACAAGACGGTCATCCGCCGTCAGACGGGATCGCGGGCGCTGGCGATGGGGTGCGTCACCCGATCGCAACGGTTGCTGATCCGCAACGACGGCAACGCGTTGTCGTCGTCCTCGCATCAGCGCGTGTTCGCGGGCGAGCGCGGCTTCGACAATGCTGTTGGCATGGATTTGGAAATACCGTGGGGCGTCGTTTCGCCGCCGCGAGGGGTGCAACGGGTATGAACCTTCACGAACGCGCGATCGCGACGGCGGAAGTCGTCGCGCGCTTCCGTGCGCGTCCATTTGGCTGGGAAAGCGGCGGGACGTGCATTCACCTCGCCCGCGCCCAGATGCGGGCGCTGGGGCATCGGCCGCCGGCTATCCCGCGCATTTATTCGACGATCGGGGCGACGCGGGCGTTGCGTGCGACCGGGCATCAGGATCTAGCCGCGTTGCTCGACGCCCTGTTGCCGCCGATCGCACCGGCCGCGATGTGGGTCGGCGACCTCGCGTTGATGGACAGCGGCGACGGTGACCCGTTCGACGCCGTCGTCGTCGCGACTGGGCAGACCGGATCGGGGCCGATCGGCGGCGGCCAGATGGTCGCGGGCTATCATGCCGAGCATCTGGCGAGCGGCATCGTCAACATCGTCCCGCAGGCGTTCAAGCGGGCGTGGCGGCTGTGAGCGCCGTTGCGAAGTTCATCGGCACCGTTGCCGGTATCGCAGCCGTCATCCCCGGCCCGCATCAGCCGATCGCGGCGGCCGTTGCGGTTGCCGCCAACGTCACGGCCCAGCTGACCGCCCGCAAGCCGGCGGCGATGACCGGCGGGGTCAACCGGATCACGATCGGCGCGAACCAACCCAAGCCCTACCTGATCGGGGAAACCTACTACGGCGGCAACCGGATCAATCAGGAAGGCTTTGGCGGCAAGGTCGCGAAGGTTAACAACCCGTATCTGTTGCTGGTCGATGTATATTCCGGCGCGGGTCCGATCGCGGGGCTGGTCGCGCCCTATCTCGACTTCGTGCCGGTGACGTTGAACGGTAACGCCGCGACCGGGTACGCCGCGAACCATCTGTACGTCTATTATCAGACCGGCCGCACCCCAGAACCGCAGGCGCTGTCGACCCATTGGGGCGGCGCGCAGACTTGGGGCGGGCAGCACAAGTTATCCAGCTATGCCGCGATTTCGTGGTGTCTCCGGTTCGATGAAGACGGCAAGCGGTTCGCGGCCGGTGTTCCCCAGACCGGGGGGGTCTGGCGCGGTGTGCTGGCCTATGATCCGCGTAAGGACAGCACCTATCCGGGCGGCAGCGGCCCGCACCGCTGGGCCGATCCGACCGACCGTGCCGCGTTCGCGGCGGCGAAGGGCACATGGGAATGGACCCGCTGCCCCGGCCTGCAAGGGCTGCGCTACGCGCTGGGCACGTGGGAGCGGGACGAAACGAACGCCGCTGCGGCCTATCGCAAGACGTTCGGCATCGGCATTCCGATCGATGGCGTGCGGGTCGCGGATTTCGTCGCGCTCGCGAACGTGTGCGACGCGAATAGCTGGCACGTCGACGGCGTGATCCACGAACCCGGCAACCGCGACGAAAACCTCAAGAACATTCTGGCGGCCGGTGGCGCGGAACGGTGCTGGATCGGCGGCAAGCTGGGGTTGAAGCTGTCCGCGCCGCGTGTGCCGCTCGACACCATCACCGAATATGACCTTGCGACCGACGAAGTCGAAGTCGGCGCGATGCAGGGGTGGGAAAGCCGCCTCAACACCATCATCCCGAAGTATCGGTCCCCCGATCACAAATGGGAATACGTGTCGGCCGGGGCCGTGACCATCGCTAGCTATCTGGCGGAGGATGGCGAGGAAAAGGGCGAGGAGCGGCAGTTCAACCTGGTTCAATCAAAGGATCAAGCGGCGCAGCTGGCCGCGTATGAATTGCTGGACGCGCGCGAACTGGGCGAAATCGTCCTAACCTGCAAACCGCGTCTGCGGCGCTACGGTGCCGGTGACCTGTTGATCGTCCATTTGCCCGATGACGGGTTGGTGCAGCAACCGTGCGTCGTGCTGAAACGCACGATCGATCCGGTCGCGATGACCGTCCAGTTCGTGCTGCGCGGTGAAACCGTTGCAAAGCATGATTTCGCGCTGGGTCGTACCGGCACCGCCCCTGCGACGCCCCGCCTGACCAGTAGTGCAGCGCTGGACGAAGTAGCGGTGGACGTGCCGGTGTCGTGGCCGTCGATCGTCGGCGAAGGCAAGCCCGATGATTTCGCCGACGTGACGGGCGATAATACCGCGAAAGACACTTTGGCAGTCGGCGGTCGGCCCGCTCCGCTCGTACTGGCGACGCTCGACGCGGTCGTGCCGATCGTCGGGGAATATCCGAAGCTTGAGAAGCAAGTCAGCGCCATAGAACAGGCGCAGGTCGGGACGGACGCCGCGCTACAAGCGCTCGACCGCGCGACTGGCGACCAGGCCGCTGCCATTGCGCAGGTTGACCGCGACACCGGCCGGATCGGCGACACCCTGTTGCGCCTGCTGGCAGAGAGCGAGCGGACACGCGCGATCCTGCGGGATGCCGGCATCGTGGTCGATCCGGTCAGCGGGATCGTCCGCATTTACGCGGTCGACCAACTGGCGGATCGCACCTCGCGCGCCGAAATCGGGCTGGACGCGGCAAGGGCTTCGATCACGCAAAAGGCGTCGGTCGAGTATGTGCAGCAACAAATCGCGCTGGCGGTCCTCGATCCGGTGCAGGCAGCGCAGCTGGAGCCGATCATTGCCCGGCTGACCAGCGCCGAGCAGACGATTAGCGGCTTGTCGGCATCGGTGTCGACGAAGGCCGAGGTACTGGAGCTGACCCGTGTCAGCGGCCGGGTGACGACCGTCCAGTCGGACCTGTCGGCGCTGACCGGTGTCGTATCGCAAAAGGCGACGCAGACCACTGTCGATGCACTGGGCGTGCGGATCGGGGCGGCCGAAACCGCGCTATCCTCGCTCGACGGATTAAGCAGCTTTGGCGTCACCGTCCGGCAGGCCGCCGCCGTGGCGGAAGGTGCGGTAGAAGCCGGCTTCCGCGCCCTGCTGGCAGGCGACGAAGCGCATCGCCGGCAGATCACCCAACAGGCCGAAGCGCGTACCGAAATGTTCGCTAAGCTGGCGGACCAGTCGAGTGCGGAAGCGGCGGCGCGGCAGCTGCTGTCGGTGCAGATCGGCGCGGTCGATGCGCGCAGCGTGCAGGAAAGCATCGCCCGGATTGCCGGTGACAAGGCACTGACGATCCGCATCGACGCGCAGGCGTCGGTTAGCGATGAACTGGCCGCTGCAATCTCGACCCTGCGCGAAACGGCGATCAAGGCGGGCAAGGGCATCGCCGGCATCACGACGACGATTCGTCAGCAGGCGGCCGGCGAGGATGCGACTGCCGAGGCGCTGCTGCGCGCCCTGATCGCGGGCGATGTGACCGGCCGGGCGCGCGCGACGCAGCTGGCGCAGGTCCAACAGGAACTGACGACGACGCTAATCGCGAATGAATCGGCGTCGGCCGTCGCGCGGCAGGCGTTGCTGGTGCGGATGGCGTCGGCCGAGGCGGCGATCGTCGCCACCTCGCGCGCGCTGGCGGACCTGACGCAGTCGCTGGTCGAGCGGATTGCGGCGGCCGAGGCGGTGGTGCGCGATCCGGTGACCGGGCTGGCCGCGACGCGCGCCCAGCTGTCCGAGGTCGACCGGCTTCGCTCAGAGGGTGATGCGACGAACGCGCAGTCGACGGCGGCGCTATCGGCGCAGGTAAATCACGCGACGACCGGCCTGCCGGCGACGCGCGCCGAGCAGATCGTCGATCGAAAGGCACGCGCCGATGGCGATGCCGCCAACGCCGGCGCGATCGACGCTCTGTCCGCGCAGGTCAATGACCAGACGACCGGCTTGCCCGCTACCCGTGCCCAGATCGTCTCGGATCGCACCACGAGTGCCGACCGCGACGACGCGCTGGGCCGGCGCGTCGACACCGTGTCGGCCAGCATAGGCGATACGAACGCCGCCGTCGCTGTCCTGGGCGAGGCGATGGTCGACGGGGACGAAGCCAATGCCCGCCTGATCCAGCAGGTCAGTGCGAAGCTCGGTGCCGACGTGGCGACCGTGCAGGACCTTATCGAGGTCGTCGTGTCGGAAACCGACAAGATCCTCGCCCGACGCACCGTCACGGTCGACGTGAACGGGAATCTCGTGGGCTGGTCGCTGATCGGCTCGGAAGATGGGCCGGGAACGCTCAATCTGATCAATACCGACCTGAAGATGGGCACCGGTCGCGTCGTATTTGACAATGGCAGCGTGATGCGGGTGCAAGGCACTGGCTTCGGCAAAAATGGCGACTTGGTTACCTGGTTCGGGCCATCCATGTCGATCGCGGCCTGCACGCGCGCGAACGCTATCTCTTATGAGGCGACCAACGGCGACGCCTATTTCGGTGGCACCTTATCCGCCGGCAAGATCAAGAATGCGGTGCGGACCACCTCGCCGTACACCGACACCTTGTCGACGGGCGACATCGGCAGCAACGGCGACACGCGCACGATCGTCCTATCGTTCGCCTATTCGCGTCGGTCGGCTTCGGGGTCCAATCAGGCCGGTAGCGGAGAATCGTCGGCGGTGATCGCGCTGTATCGTCGCGGCGTGGAGATCGGTCGCTTGGAGGCGACTGGCGGTTACCTGACCAGCCTCAACGACGGCGGCGGCCCGACCGAGCGGTATCTGTATTCCGAGGAGGTCGGCGGGTCGATCACGGTCACCGACCAGACGGGCGGCAGCAGCGTCGAATACAACGCGCGCGTCCTGTCACGAAGCTTCGGCCCGGGTCCGCACGCCACCGGCGGCATCTCATTCGACATTATCGCCGGAAGCATGGCGATCATTGAAACGGAGGAATAGCATGGCATGGTATCGCGCGGGGACGGTCACCGTCGCCAATGGGTCGCCCACCGTCACGGGGGTCGGGACCGACTTCGTCGCCAATGCCCAGATCGGCCAAGCCTTCCTTGGGCCGGACGGCAAGGTGTACGAGATCGCTCAAGTCGAAGCGGCCGGGCAGATCGTGCTTTCCGCCCCGTACCTGGGCGGGTCGGGTGGCGGGCAAGGCTATGCGATCATGCCGACCAGCAGCTTCGCGCGCGATCTGGCGCTGGGTGCGGCGCAGCTGCTGAACACCTTTGCCAGCGTGCGAGATTCCGTGGGCCAAGGACTGTTCCCGGACGGTAGCGTTGCCGCACCGGCCATCCGCTTTGGTGCCGACCAGGACACCGGCTTTCGTCGATATGGGGCGAACGCCATGTCGTCCGTCTCCGCTGGCGTCGATCGCGTGATCTTTGAAGAAGGCGGCGGTGTGACCTGCGTCACCGCTAAGACAGCGAATGGCGCGGTTCGCGGGATGTACCTTTACGCCGATGCCAGCGGCACTGCCGATTCCGCGCTGGATTTTGGCAGTCTCGCCATGCCCTTCAGCGGCCGGATTTCGAGCAGGACGCTGACCGCGAATGAAAGCGAAATGACGCTGACCGCTTTCGGCCCCGTAGCCGGTACCGGTCGCTTCCGTCTCTTCACCTCCGCACCCGGCGCAGCCTATTGCCGCCTTCAGCTGGGGTCGGCTGCCAATCCCAATGCCGGTGCCATCATGACGGCCACCGCGACCGGAACGCAAGGCGTGATGACGTTGGAGACGTCCGGGCAAGAGCGCGCGCGGATCGACGATTCAGGCCATCTTCTTGTGGGTACGACGGTCGGCGATCAGCATCGCATCTGCAAGTCGGTGGGTCAGGGCGGGACGATCCTTCTGATCCGTGCCACAGCGGAGGGCCTCAATACCTCTTCGGTCTTCGCCGGTGTGCATGGCTACACCCCGAGCGGCACCTCAGCCGCGCAGTATCTGGGGAATAGCACCGAGACGAATCGGTCGCTGAACGCGTCCGGCACGCTCAATGCGTCCGGCGCGGACTATGCCGAGTATATGACCAAGGCGGCCGGCTGTGGCACGATCGCCAAGGGTGATGTCTGCGGCGTCGACATCAACGGCCACCTGACGAAGACGTGGGCGGATGCGATCAGCTTCGTCATCAAGTCGACGGACCCGTCCTACGTCGGTGGTGACACGTGGGGTCAGTCGGCCGGGCCTCGCCCGGAAGGTCCGGGCAAAGAGCCTGCCGCGCCGATCGCGCCGCCGGCCGACCCTGCTAGCGAGGACGAAGCGGACGTAGAAGCATGGCGCGCGATCGTCGCCGCCTATCCCGGCCAGCTTGCCGCCTATCAGTCGGCGCACGCCGCATGGACGGACGCAAAGGTCGCCTACGACACCGCGCTGCCGGCATGGGAGGCAGCGCTGGAGGCCGAGCGCCAGAAGGTCGACCGCATCGCCTTCAGCGGACAGGTGCCGGTGAACGTCACCGGCGATTTTGCTGTAGGCGATTACCTGATCGCCGCCGCGAGTGGCGCGGGGATCAAGGCGGTCGCGGTGCCGGCCGACACCATCACCTTCGACCAGTACCGCCGCCGCCTCGGCAAGGTCTGGGCCGTGCGCGACGGTCGCGCATGGGTCGACGTGCAGCACGGCTGACCCCTTCGCGAAAGGAATGATCGACATGACGACCATCTATCGGGCGCGGTGGAGCGCGCCCGCATGACCCCGCTCGCCCAAGCGAAAAGCTATGCTGCTGAAGCCGTGGCAAGCGGCCCCGCGACCGTGGCCCCGCCCAGCTTCGACGGGCAGGGCTGGCTGGTGGTCGTTAATCTGGCGATGATGACTGCCGCCTTCGTGCTGGCTCTGATGATGGCCGTCGACCTGGTGCGGCATATCTGGCGGCGGTGGCGCTGCGATCGGCCGAGCCATCCGGTGACCGTGTGGCGCGCCATGGTGCTGTGCTTTGCGGTCGGCATCGGCCTGCGCAGCGGCGGCGCGGCGATTGTGCTGTGGGGTTGGAACCCTTTGCGGCCGGACGATACCGGCGCTCTACTCCTGTTGCAGCGGATGATCGATCCGGTCGCGGTCGCGTGCGGGCTGACCGGGCTGGCCATCGCCTACCTATCCGCGCCGGGCGTCGTGTATCAGCTGCGCCGCAAGCCCCACCCGCTCGATTTCTGGACGAAGCTGCCGCTGCTGTGGCGGCCCGCGGCGATCGTCGGCCTGTCGGTGGCGGCGGCCATCGGCGTGGTGGCGACGCGATGATCGGGCGGCTGTTGGCGACGGCGGGGGCCGTGGTGCCGGTCGCGACGGTCGCGGCAATGGACAAGGGGGCGACGGTGCAGGCTTCGGTCCCAACCATCTGGCATTTCCTGGGCTACCCGTTCGAAGCGGGAAGCATGATCGCGGCGCTGTGCGCCTGCATCGCCGTCCGCTTCTACGTCGTCCAGACGGAGCGGAAAGCACATCGCTGGACCGTCGACGTGCCGGTGTCGGTGCTGTCGCTGCTGTTCACCGCCGGGTTGGTCATTTCGCAGCGGCCGGAGCCGTTGTGGGCGCTGATGACCGGCACCGGGATCGGCGCGCTGGGGGCCGGCATCATCTCGATCGCGCTGACGTGGGTGCAGCGCGCCACCGGTCCTTTCTCGCCCGACGCTAAGCCGGATTGATCCTCGCCGCCGGGTAGGCGGCATCTTCGAAAGGCAAGGTCAAAATGACGACGGTAACCCCGGCGTGGCGTGCAGCCGCGTCCGCGCCGATCGCGCGTGCGATCACGTCCATTGCAGTGCATTGCACGGCGACGCGGGAGGGGCAGCCCTTTCACGTCGCGGACGTGCGGGCATGGCATAAGGCGCAGGGCTGGAGCGACATCGGCTATCACTTCCTTGTCGCGCTCGACGGCAAGATCGAGATCGGCCGGCCGAAGGCGCAGGCCGGCGCGCACGTCGCCGGTCACAACGCCGCGTCGGTCGGTATCGTGTACGTCGGTGGCGTCGCCAAGGACGGCAAGACGCCGAAGGACACCCGGACGCCTGAACAGAAGGCGGCGATGGTCGACCTGCTGCGCGTCCTGAAGGCCGCGCATCCGGGCGCGATCGTGCAGGGGCATCGCGACTATCCCAAGGTAGCCAAGGCGTGTCCCAGCTTCGACGCCAAGCGCGAATACGCGACGCTATGATCCGCGCCGGGTTGGCCCTGCTGGGCCGGAACTGGCGGCTGATCCTGATGGTGACCCTTGCCGCCGGGTGGCTCTGGACGGATCGACGCCTTGCCGACACCCGCCTGACCCTCGCCAACGAACGGTTGGTCCGGGTGCAGGATGCAGCGGATGCCGATGCGGCCAAGCTGAAGGCCGAGCGCGACGGGGCCGAACGGGTCGCCGTCGCAACGGCGACATACGCCGATCGGCTCGCCAGTCGAGCGCCGATCATACTCGAAAGCACGAAAACGGTGGAGAGATATGCGCAAACTGATGCTGGCCGCGTGCGCTGCCGCGATGCTGACCGGGTGCGGTCGATCGACATGCTCGACGCCGCCCTTGCCGCGCCTGCCGCCGCCGCCGGCAGCGGCGACCGCTCCGTGCCTGCCGACGCCGCAGCGTCGACAGGCGGACGGTAGCGCCACGGCGGCCGACGACGACGGCACCATTCGCGACGGCCGCGCCGATCTGGCGGCCTGCGACGACAAACGCCGCCTCGCCGTCGAGGCGTGGCCCATGAACAAGGATCAATGACATGCCAATCGATCGATTTGCAGAATATCCCAAGACGCTGGACGGTCCGGCAACCGCACCTTTCGCGGTCGTGCCGCATGATGTGAACGCGCTGCCGGTCATTCCCAACGGCATTTACGTCGGCACGGGGGGCGACGTGACGCTGCGGGGCGTTCACGCCAGCGCGGACGTGACGTACCGGAACCTACCCGACGCCTCCTACCTCAATGTTCGGGCTGAATTTGTCCGGGCGGCGGGTACGACGGCGACCAACCTGATCGCGGAGGTCTGATATGGCCGGCAGGCAATCCGGCGCGTCCGGCGGCGTGACCGACAGGGCACTGAACGCGAAACTCTTGGAGCGGAAATTCTGGGGGCGTGGATCGATCACGACCGCACGGCACCGGACCTCTGGCGCAAGTGCGAAGATGGGAGGGTGGATTACCCTGTTTGGGTGCTACCGCGCGCCGGCACACTTCGACGCGGTACAAATCGTCCTGGTCAGCCCAGTTAACCACGACCCCGCCAATCCGATCAAGGCGACCGTTATGGCCCCCGCGCGATTCAATGATGGCGTCAATGGGCTGGACGCGTCCGGCGCGATCATCACCCCGACGCCGGTCACGTGGGGCACGACCAACCCGCGCAATCCGCGTAATCCCGGCGGCGGTGCGCCGAACACGGTCATTACTGGAGCATCGGGCGCAGCACCCAACGAAGTCGAGGCGAGGGTCATCAGCGACATCATTCCGCTGTCGTCGCTTGCCCGGACGGATGTAGCGGGAGCGCTGCCGCTGCTGATGGTACGAGTTCAGGGCGCGGACCCGCCCGGCATGGCCACGGCGGGGCTGTCGGGCGTCGCTGCCGGCAATGCGTCGCTCCGCGCGGTCGAGCCGGACCATTGGTGCCAGTACGCAAACAATACCGACCTTGCGTCAGCGACGGCCGGCGTCGTCAAGACGACCGACGATGCCTTCGCGCGGTGGGCGCCATCGATCGAAATCATCTATTATCTGCGCGGCAGTCGCGTGATCACGATTGGGTCCATGGGCGACAGCCTTGATATGGGCTGGGGCAACACTGGAACGGCGAACGGCACGGCGGGCCTCATGGATGGATGGTGCCGCAAATTCGTGCGGCAGCTTTCGACGCTCTACCCGGTCAGCTTCGTCGCGTACCAGCGGGACGGTTTCACCGGCACCCGCTTCCAAGAGGAGGCAATGAATGCGCTGCTGGATGGCGGCGTCGGGCTGACGCACCTGTTCATCAATCCTTCGTCGACGAACAACAACTGGGCGGCCAACCCGGCCTCCCTGACCGCCGATCTGCGCCGCACCGGGCATCTGATTGACCAGTGCGTCGCGCTAGGGATCACGCCGATCCTTCGTTATCACTGGGCGGGGCAGGACATCGGCAGCGCGTCCGGCATCCGCATCCGGGAGTATGTCGACGCGCACAAGGCATCGGGTGGCCTGACGTTCGATGCCCGGAAGGTGGTGTCGTTTGATGGGACTGACACGCATGTGTCGATCAATACGGCATGGGTGACGCGGCGGGCCGACAATTCGGCGGTTGATTTTCAGCACCTGAACAACGCCGGACATCAGGCGATCGCGAACGCCGCTTTCGCCCAGCGGGCGCGATTCAACCTTTAGCCATTGCAAATACGTTCCTGATCCGTTCATGTCCGGCCGATGCGACGGCATGAACGGATCATCATCAGCCTTGCAATCGACATTCTGCGGACCGGAATGTCAGACTGTGCCAAGGGTCGCGTCGATACGCCCGGCGTGCGCTTGGCGCTGCGGTGCCTGCTGCCCTACTGCCGCGAGCGCTGGCCGCTCATATCGTACTGGGACGGCGCTAAAGGCGATAATGAGATCGGCCGGGCGCAGACGCTGACCGCTTCCTTCAATGGCATTGTTCGGCAGCTGCGTGCGTCGGGGGCTTGGACCGACGCGTCAGAACCGCGCAACTTGCGCGGCAAGTGACAAGATTATCAGGCAGAGGATCAGCCCCGACACGCTGCGGATCGCCCGCGAAGGATCTAGCGCACGTTGCTTCGGGTGTGGGGTATCTCGTGGCCGAGATTCACGGCCTTTGTAGCCATGAGTAGGATTCGCAGGTCGCCGAACGTGAACGGCGCTCGTTCGTCCAAGCGGGTAGCGTCGTCGGTTGCCAGATCGAGAAAGGCGTGCGCGCGTGCCACGGCGGCCTCCAGCAGCTTTTGCGGGCTTTCCGTCACGGCGGTCTCCTGATCCCATACCGGCCAGCGATACGCGAAAAGCCAGTTCGGGAATAGTTCGGGACTCTGGTGTCACCGCGTTTCCGCTGCGTTCCCCGGACTTCCGCAAAAATCCCTGTTGCATGTCTCGAAAAGCACGGTATTCCGCCGGTCTCCCCACAGGGGGCGCTTAGCTCAGTTGGTAGAGCATCTCGTTTACACCGTGACGCCCGTACTCCAAGAGATTGGCTATGGCTGATCCCGTCACCTTCCTTGCCCTGTCCTGTATTCTCGTTGCCGTCGACGGTGATACGCTCCGCTGCGGCAGCGAGCGCATCCGGTTATTGGGGATAGATGCGCCGGAATTGCCGGGGCACTGCCGACGCGGACGCAAATGTGTCGATGGCGATCCCTATGCGTCCAAGGCAGCATTGGCCAATCTAGTAGCAAGCGGACCCGCGACGATCGCGAGGCGGGGGCATGATCGCTACGGCCGGACACTGGCGCGGGTGCGTGTGAACGGCGTCGACGTATCCGACGCGCAGGTTAGCGCGGGACACGCGAGGTGGGTTGCCCGCTGGCAGTAG